TATAATCGAAAGTCACATTAAAGGTTGAATCTCCAATAACTGCATCAAGTCGACCCGAGTAAATTATATCGGTTGCAATTGCAATCCCATTTTTATATACAATCAATTTTAAATTATAATCTACATATGAAATCCCAACTTGCGACCAAAGAAAATTTAATTCGTGCTTTCCGTGATAATGAATATTAAATAATCCTTGCGAACTCGCTTTAATCTTTAAAGGCGCATTCGTTACCACTTGACCTATTGGGTCACTTGTCACATTCAAATCAACATTATCATAAAGCGTCATCGTTGGGAATAAAGCAACTCCGTTCGATGCAAATGTATTCACGGCTTGAGCGACAATAAATCCTCCCGCGTTGTTTAATTCGTTTCCTTTTACGGAATCATTTTCCGATTGTTCGGCCGATATCGTAGGTAATTGACCTCCGTAAAATGCAACCAATAAACTTTTGAATAAATCACTTTCAAAGAATTTTGATTCCCAAGTAATTCCGGCATATTGAAAAATCTTATCCAATACTTCGCGAACATAAACTTGAGGAGGAATATTATCCACTCCAAAAGTATCCGGAGCGGGACGAGAATATCCATAATCAATAAGGCCGTAATAATATCCGTAACCATTTCCAAGCATTGTCGGAACTCCGTTTAAATCAACATAGCCGTCAAAATTTTCTTGTAACTTGCTCGCGATTAATGGATGGTTATATTCATCGAAATTTAATTCGTTTACTTTTAATTTAGTTAAGCGAGCGACATAGTCAATCATATCGGATACGAGAGTAATCTCGAAAGTCCAAACGCCTCCAATCAATTTGCATTCCATCAATTGAGCAATGCCGTTAAATTCAAGCAATCCGTTTTGATAATATCGAGCGACCGCCTTGATGCTTGGATCAAAGTCAACGAACTCCGAAACAATATCGGAAATCTTTTGAGTCGTGGTAACTAAAAAAACCGTGTTCATTAATTCGTGATTCCTTCGGGTGCCAGGAATTGAAATCGTTTTCGATTTGTTTCCTTTCCTTGAATTCAAGTCTCGAATGTCCGAGATATTAAATGTCAACGGAAATGGGAGGCTATCGTTTAAATCGACAAGCCTATCGTTAATGTAAAGTTCTCCGACCATTTAATTAAGTTGAGAATTGTAAGTATATGTCTTTTGAATTTGAACGACTTCTTGAATCAATCCGTCCTTTCTCCTTTGCTTTAAATCATAGTTTGCATTCACTACATTCACCGGCTCAAAGTTACTTCCTTGCTCAAGATAAACTTTAGGAGATTCGTATAATTCACGAACTAACCAATGTTGAACTTCCTCGGTAATCCAATCGGAGTTTAGCGTCATAATGTCCTCGGCTCTTTTTGAATAAGTTACTTTCTCGCCTTGGTATAATGGGAAAGTATAATTCGTTTCTTTCCAAACTCCTTTCTCTCTTTCATATACGCCACCGGTGACGGCTGTTGATTCGGTTGAGACAAGTGTAAAGGTAAAAGAATCCCATACGCCAAACTTATTCAACCAATGGAGACGATGAGTCTCGTATCGATGACATTCCGTATCGATGTAAATTCGGAACGATTCACTTGCTCCATTGAACGCTCCTCCTCCCGTTGCTCGGCAAGATATTTCATAATAGAATGAATTTTGAAAGTCAATCAATGTAATGATTGAATTTGCAATAATCGTTTGCGGAGAGGCATCGACTACAATCACCTTTCCAAGTGTCAATCCAACTGCATCACTTGAGACAAGCGTACCGGTTGCATCATATAAACGAATGCGAACATCGACGGATGTGTCATCGGTTATAAATCCAAGGAATGTATTCTCGTAAAGTCCACAAAAGAACTTGCGACTCCTCGGCCACGATGTCAAGAACTCAACGCCGGGAGTCAAAGAATTATCCGTTGAAACATTATATTCGTTATAATCCCAAGCAATAAATTCGGGATGTCTCAACGCTCCATTGAAAACGAATGATGTCACACTCGATGCGCTATCAACCGGAACGGCTGGGTCACCATACTTTTCATAAACTACAATCGACGCGTTGATAACAGCCTCGGAATAATTCGTCGTTAATGTTCCGTCAACCAATAGCGAACTCATTAGGTAACTCCGAATTGATTCGCTCGCATTGAACTTCGCCAATATATTGAATTGAGGGAATACTTGATGAGTCGAATGGAGATTTCCTCCCAAGTATAACTCAACGATAAACGAGAAATTAACTTGTCCGGTTTGGTCGGAGTCAAATGTCCATACAACGGGATTCGTTGCCGGAGTAAATTTTTGAGGATTTTGATAAATTGTTATTGCCATTTTTTCGTATCTTTTTCAAAATTAATCGTGAACATTAAACCGGTCACCTCGGCTAAATCTCGAGCAATTGCGTCGAGTGTTTTCTCGGAAAGAACATTCTCAATTATATTCTTTGGAGCAATTCCGTGTTGCTTAATTGATGAGGCAACAGCGTACGCGTGCGACATATCAAATCCTTTCCATTGCTGAATCGCCTTCGCCATTCTCGGAGATACTCCAGGATATTTAAATGAATAAATGCTCCCTTTGTTATTCGTTCCAACTGCATTGACTCCCTCGTCTTGATATTTAAAATAGTCATCCGCCTGGATCTCAAATGTCAACGCTCCATTGGGAACATATACCACACTCGACGCAAGTCCTCCCGTATTGTTTGCATTCGCTTTAATGTAATCTCTTAAATCGGTAGTGACTTTATTCCCAACATCAAGGAGAAATTTCTCATAAACATTTTGAGGCTGTTGAGCCTCGCTTGTTGAGATTCCAAAAGTGTCAAGAAAATCAAAGTCATTAGCCATTTAATAAGATGCGCTTTTGTTCGTTCATTAATTTAAGATAATTCATCCAAAACAAACTCTTTACATATGGTTGTCTTGTAATCTCTTCCAAACTCTTTCCCATCTCTTTGGATAGTTGATGGATAATAGTCGTCCAAATAAACCACTCGGAGTCTTTGACAACGCCTCGAGTTCCATCCTCTTCATCGTCAACCTCGCTGTTTGAATCCCCAATATAGCGACGCTCCGCGTCTCGTAATCGCGCAAAAAAAAACCAAAGAAATTCAAGAACTCCTCTCCCGGAAAACTCTCCTTAAATAGTTTCATTCGGTCACTCGTCGGATTGACAACGCGACCTCTCTCGTCTTCGTGACAATAATCTTTCCCCTCTTCAATATAACAAATGGCTACGGCTTGAGATGGATTCTCCGATATGTCCTCGATAAGTTTTAAGTCAATGATTTGACCCGTTGAGATGAATCGGAAATCCTTCTCGAATAGGTAAGTCACTCCGTCAATCTTTACCTTTCCGCTCGGCTCTTTGTATTCGTAACTCGCGAACATCTCAATCAACGAACGAGACGCGTCTTGTATGTCGTCAACATTCCCTTTCTTAATCTTGCTAATCGGAACGCCCGAGAATATCGAGAGGAGTTGACATTGGAATTCAAGCAATCGAACGATGCCGTCATCCTTGCGATTCTTAATCGCCTCGGAGATGAGTAACCATTTCGCCAATTGCTCCGGCTTGCAGTCGTCAAGCCTTGTCGGTAGTGTTATGTTTATCATTGTTATATTTATTTGCTATTGAATAAGCGTGTTCCAGCATTGCGAGATGACGATGGAAATTCATCCTATCATTGAAAACAATTCGGACAATCTTGCCGGTCTTTTCTTTGATATATGCCTCGACGATTCTCATCTTTAAATCCATCATAATCTTATCACATTATATACTCCTCTCTTCTTGTAATTCTTTAGGCTATGATAAGCCAAAGCCAAAGATATGACTCCGTCATCGTGCAATCCACTTGGTGCGCTATATTGAACGCTCCTCGTATTCGGATTGTAAATATAAGTAAAAGATTCGAGTTCATCAACGAGCCAGGTTTCATTTATTATCTTGATTGCTCGTTGCTCAAATGCGATGGCTAAGTCCTCAATGATTACCGGCTTCGACTTGCTTGTCGTAGTGAATGGATGAATCAGCGAACGGCATCTTTCTCGGAGCATCTCAAAGAAGACATCTCCTTGATTGTTAACTTCGACCAATGTCACGGCATTAAACTTTTTTATTTGTTCGGCTACCTTATCAATGATGCGACTCCATTCATCGTGCCTCCATCTCTCGATGTGAATCATTTGACCCTTATCGTTGAGGACGGTTAAAACTGAATAGTCATCAGCGCGACCGATATCGAGACCGGCATACGCTTTCGATGTTCGCTCACCTTGACCGATACATTCACGAACTCCCTTAAATAATCCCGAGGCATTGTCCACAAACTCTGCAAGATATTCTTGTCTAAAGATATGCTCCGGTAGTGAACGCTTTCTCTCGTCCAATTCTCGAGAGTCAATCATTGGATTGTCATATGATGTAAAATGAAAGTAACAATATCTCTCATCATAGTTCGGCATCATACAAAGCCGATGAAAATGATTCTTTCCTTTAGGAGTTGAGATGAATATAACTTTCTTTCCTTTGACCATTGTCGTAGCCGAGAGAACTTCATCCCATAACTCCGGACGAGTGAACGCCATCTCATCGATGACCATATAATCAAATGTATTCCCTCTAATGTTATCCGGACGCTCTCCCGAAAAGAATTCAATGGTTGAGCCGAATCCCGAGATAATCAAATCCGATTTGTTGAATTCAAATAGTCCCGATTTCGCCACGGCTTTCTCGAGCTCGGCAAATACTTTCTTTCCTTGCTTATATACTGGAGTGATCCAGGCGATTTTGCAATTGGGAGAGTTGATTGCCCAATACAATAATTGATTGATGCCGAGCATCGTCTTTCCAAATTGGCGACCGATGTTTAAAACGAAATACTTCTCGCTCCCAAAATTGATTGCATCGTGAATAAGCCTTTGATTATCGTGAGGCTTGTATCCTTTGACGATACTCATTCAAAATCGAACTTATCAACCGAGCGAGTCTCGACTTGTTGTCGGTCGTGCATTCCAAGACGGTTCTTTGCATAGAAAATTCCCTTGCCTTCATTGGCTACTATATCGGATGCGAGTCCCTTGAAAAGTTCGTCTATCTTTTTTATAGTCTCCGATTTGAGTTTGTCTTCTCCATTTAACCAAGCATACCAAGTTGATGGAACGAATCCTTTCTCCTCTCGAATAATAGGAATCCATATCCTTAAAAAATAGTCAATAGTCGGGATGTGCCTATCTTGGACAAGAACAATTTCCCCCTTGTTGGTTACTTGCTCCTTTTGATGGGAACAACATTCTTTAATATAAATTAATGCTAATCGCTCAAGGTTAAGAACGAACTCGTCGGAATAG